GCTGCCCGTGGTGGGGCTGGCGGGGAAGATCGACCCCTGCGGCGCGCAGTGCGTCGGCGGCGGCCTTCTCCTGGACCGCGGCTTGCGACGAGGCGTCGCTGCACGCGCGGTGTTCGTGCTGCCAGTTCGATGCGACCCACGTCAGCTCGGGGTGCGCGGCGCGGCTGAGCTTGTGCCCGACGACCCACCGGTCCGCGGCCGTGACCGGCTTCCCGCATCGGGCGCACACAGCAGGCAGGAGGCGCGCCATGTGTGTGCGCGCCTCCTGGACTCTGCGCCCTGACCAGTCGTTGCGGCGGGTGCGCTGCTTGCGCTTGCTCACGTCACAGGGCGCAGCGTCCGGTGCGCGGGTTGCAGATGGGCTGCAGGGTGATGACGGGGTCGGGTGCGGGGCGGGTGATGGGGCAGCGTGGGTGGCGGTGCCGGTGGTCGGTGTGGGCGTCGGCGGGGACGGCGAGGGCGACGAGGCCGATGAGGGCGGCGGCGAGGCCGAGGCCGGTGGCGAGGCCCCCGACGAAGCCGAGGGTGTGTGCGGTGCGGTCGACGGCGCGGACGTACTGGCTCATGGGGTGGCTCCTTCGGGGTGGTGGCCGAAGACGACGGTGTGGGCGTCGCGGCCGTCGGGGTGGTCGAGGTAGGTGGCTCCGCAGCGGGCGCACAGCGCGAGCTGGCCGTCCTGCGGGATGGTGCGTGCGAGGCGCTCCTCGAGGACGGTGGGTCGTCGTGGGCGGTTGCTCATGGCTGGGCCGTCTCGGGCTCGACGAGGGCGGCGAGCGCCGCGAGCTGCCGAGCTCGCTCGTCCTCCATCTGGCGAGCCCGTGCGGGGTCGACCTCGGGGCTCTCGACGTCGACGGAGGGGCCGGCGGGCAGCGCGCGGACGACGACGGTGACCGGGGGCAGCGCTCGGGGCTCGAGGACCTCGCACGGTTCGTGGGGCCAGTGGACGAGCTTGCAACGGCCGCAGAAGTTGCCGTGGTCGCAGTCGGGCAGGTCGGCGGGGCCGGTGTGCTCGCCGTCGGTCTTGGTCGAGCAGAGCTGCCAGAGGTGGCCGGGGTCGACCCACTTGTCGGGCTCGCGGCGTCGGATCATGACGAGCGCGTCGACGGCCTTCGTGAAGTCGATCGGCGCGAGCACGGCGTGCCAGTAGGCGGCGTCCTCGGGGCCGATGGTGCGGCGGTCGCCGGCGACGACGAGCTTGAGCAGCTGCCGGGTCTCCTCGGGGGTCATGACGCTCCGATCTCGCGTCGGGACGGCGCACCGATGGCGAGGTCGCCGCGGCGCTTGAGCTCGTCGAAGGCGGCGTCGACCTGGTCGATGCGCTCGGACGTCGTCGAGCGGCGGGCCGGCTGCGGGTGGCCGCCGCGGCGCTCGTTCTCGCGGCGCATCCAGCCGCGCCAGGTGGCGAGCCAGTCGACCTTGCGGCCCTTGGCGCCGGGCACGGTGCGCCAGTAGTCGACGAAAGCGTCGTGGTCGGGTCGGCCGACGTTCGGGGTGTTCTCCCTGGCCCAGGCGATCATGTCGTGAGTGAGGGCGAAGTCGTCCGGGATCCGCGTACCGCGGTCGGTGGCGCGCGTCGAAGACGCCTTGTTCGAAGAGGACGGTTCTACGGACGGTTCTATGGACGTTTGGGTGACAGCCTGCGTGTCACCTCGTGAGGCGCTTTTGTCACCTCGTGGAGCGCTTTTGTCACCTCGTGGGGCCGGATCTGTCACCTCGTGAGGCCCTGGCGGGGTGACAACATCTGTCACCCCGTCCGGGTCCTCCTCGGGCAGGATCACGACCTCGTAGAGGTTCGGCCGGCGGTCGCCGCGAAGGCCCTCCGGCCCGCCCTGCCGGCGGTGCACCACGATGTGCCCGCCCGCCTCGAGCCGGACGAGGATCCGCTGCACCGTCCGCTCGGAGGCGCTCGCGTACACGGCGAGCGTCTCCACCGACGGCCACGCGTTCAGCCCTGCAGGGTCAGCGTGGTTGGCGATGCCGAGCAGGACGAGCTTGTCCTGCCCCTTCAACGGGCTGTGCTTCAGCACCCAGGCCATGGCCTCGACGCTCACTGCTGCTGTGCCTGCGCGAGGACGTCGGCGGCCGCGGAGAGTGCGCCGGCCAGCGCGAGGACGGCGTAGGGCGTCTCGAAGTCGGCCTCGCCGCCCACGTGCAGCGCGACGGGGCCGAAGGCCGGGCCGTCGTCCGGGTGGGACTGCACCTGGACGACGCGGACGTCGAGGCCGGTGCCGGGCGCGAGCTCGACGGACTCGTGCACCGTGGACATGTCCCAGGGCGTGAGGGTGCCGGGCCGGACGAGCTCGCTGTGCCGCTCGTTGCACCAGCGCGGACAGACGAGCGGGACGGCGTTGCGGGTCTGCTCGCGCTCCCAGGTCGGCATGATGTGCTCGCGCGCCCAGGCGGTGAACGCGAGCAGCTGTTCGAACCTGTCGCCGGTGGGGTCGAGCGCGGGGACCTCGTCGAGGCGGATCCGGCCCTCTGCGAGCGCCCAGCGGGTCGCGGCCCGCTCGAGGAGCTCGGCCGGGAGCCAGGCGACGCGCTCGGACTGCGCGAGCATCTCGGCGCGCTCCTCGTCGGTCAGCGGGTGCTGGTTGTCGTCGTGCGGCGTTACGGTGTTCTCGGACATGTCGAGCTCCCTCGGTTGTGTCCTGCGACCCGCCCGGGGCCTATCCGGGTGGGTCGCTCGGCTGTTGGGGGTCAGGCGGTGGCGGTGGCGCGGCCGTCGTCCGAGGACTGCTCGTCGAGCCAGCGCTCGACGTCCTCGCGGCGGTAGCGGAGGTGCCGGCCGACCTTGAGGGCGCGCGGGCCGCCGCCCTTGGTCCGGTAGCCGTAGAAGGTGCCGACGGGCACCTGCGTGAGCGCGGAGACCTCCTGGACGGTCAGCAGCGTGTCCGTCTTCTCCATTCGACTACTCCGTTCGGGAGAGGTGATTGGGAGAGTTGTAGCACCCCTCTCCGTTTCACGCAAACACCCGCTATCTTTCGTCGTTATGGAGAAGTCGACCGAGAGTGCGCTGTTCTCGCGCCGGGTGGCGAAGCGCGTCCGCGAGCTGCGCGAGGAGCGGAAGTGGTCACGCGAGCGCCTCGCCCAGGAGCTCGCGAGCACCGGATCGCATTCGCTCGGCTCGAACGGGATCTACAAGATCGAGCAGTACCCCGACCCTGCGAGACGGCTCACCGTCGACGAGCTCGCGGGCCTAGCGATCGTCTTGGACACGACCCCCCACGGACTCATGGGCTGGGAAGAGCTCGTCGACGGTGCAGCCGGCTGGCACGGCCCGGGTGTCGCGACGTCGCTCGACGAGCTGCAGCACTTCGACGAGGACCTCGACCTGGCGTCGCTCAAGGCCCGCATGGTCGAGCTCGTCCTCGAGCTGAAGCAGGCCGAGCGCGAGTACGACGACGCTGCCGCGGCGATCGCCCTCGTCGACGGGATGCCGACAGACGAGGTGCTCACCGCTGCGGTGAACTCGAACCTGCGACAGGGCGAGCTACGCGCCCAGATCGCCCGCGTGACAACGGCGATCGCCGACATGGTGGAGCGCGGACGTGCCTGACGTCGACCGGTTGCCGTCGGGGCGGTGGCAGGCCCGGACCCGGGTCGACGGCCGGCAGGTCAAGCGGTCGTTCCGGACGAAGGCGGACGCGCAGGCCTGGCTCGCACTGAAGGCCGTGGAGCGCTCGCAGGGCCTGCGGCTCGACGAGCGCGGCGGCCGTGTCCCGCTCGCGCGCTACGCCGCCGAGTACGTCGCCGCGCGCCCGTACCGCTCGGCGACGGCGAGCAACCGCGCCGTCCAGGTCGCCGCGCTCGACGCGGACCCGATCGGCGCCGTCCCGCTGAACCGGATCCGGCCGGGCGACGTGCAGCGGTTCGCGACCCGGTACGTCCAGGACCACGCCCGGTCGACGACGGCCGCGCTCATCACGTTCGTCCGGTCGGTCATGCGGGCCGCGGTCGAGGACCGGCTCATCGCCGTGAACCCGGTCGGGCGGGTCGCGCTGCCGACGCCCGAGCCGGCGCCCGTCGTCCCGCTCACGGTCGCCCGGGTCCTGCAGGTCGTCGAGGCGCTCCCGGAACCGCTCGCGACCGCGGCCCTCGTCCAGGCGACGACGGGCCTGCGGATCGGCGAGCTCCTCGGCGTCCAGGTCGCCGACGTCGACTTCCTGCGCCGCGAGCTGCACGTCCGGCAGCAGGTCCACCCGCGGGATCGGGAGCTCGTGCCGCTCAAGACCCCGTGGTCGGCCCGGACGGTGCCGCTCCCGGACGTCGCCCGGGGCGCGCTCGCCCGGCACCTCGCGGGCCGGCCGGCGGTCGAGGGGTGGCTGTTCACCGACGAGCAGGGGCGCCCGTTCCAGCACGAGCGGTTCACGCGCGCGCTGCGGCCGCACGGCGTCGTCTCGCACGACTTCCGCCACCACTACGCGTCGCTGCTGCTTGAGGCCGGCGAGTCGGTCGTCGTCGTCGCGCGCCGGCTCGGGCACCGGGATGCGGCGCTCGTCGTCCACGTCTACGGGCACCTGCTGCCGGACACGGAGGAGCGCACCCGGCGGGCCGTCGACTCGGCGTGGTGTGCCCCGGATGTGCCCGCGGAGGCCCGAACCGTGCTCTGACCTGCGGTCAGGGTACTCCTACCAGGAATGAGCAGGCCGTCCCGGCGACCTGCGGCGATGCGCCGGGACAGCCTCTGACCTGCGACGACGTGTCTGCACTGTTCGTCGCTGGCCTGCGCCGTTACTCGGCAGAGTGTGCCCCGGATGTGCCCCGGACGGCGGGCGGGTCGTTGGGCAGCTGGTAGACGGCGAGGACACCGAGGACGGCGGCCGCGCAGGTCACGTAGCCCTGCCAGGGCGCCGGGAGGACGCCCTGGGCCACCACGACGGCCAGGGCGGCGCCGGCGGCTCCCAAGGCCTTCCTGACCTCGCCGAGCCTCACTGCCGCCACCACCCGTCGGCGGCCGCGTCCCACGCCGCCCGGTCGCGCAGGCAGAAGTGCATGCTGTCGGGCCGGTCGTAGTCGGCGCCCCACTCGAAGAGCCGGCCGAGGGGCTTGTCGAGCCACCAGCGGATGACGCGGACCTGGTCGCGGGTCCAGCCGGGCTCGCCGGCCACGCCCATGGGGTGCTGCGACGCGTTCCAGTCCAGGGCGGTACCGGCGGCGTGCTCGCTCCACACGGTGGTCGAGCCGCGCACGAGCCGGTGCGCGTAGCCGCCGTCCCAGCCCGGTTCGGTGACCGGCTCGACGGCGTGGAGGAACCGGGCGAGGTCGAGGATCGCCTTCGCGGCCGGCCGCCAGACCTTGATCGGGGTGCCGGCGACGGTGACGACGGCCAGGGCCGGGCTGTCGGGGGCCTGGACGGTGAAGCCGTTCGCGGTCAGTGCCATGGGTGGGGTGTCTCCCTCGGTAGGTGGGTCGGGCAGGGTCAGAGCAGGCCGACGAGCTTCCCGGCGAGGCCGCCGGCAGCGGTCGCGGCACCGATGGCCAGCCACTTGCTGCGCTCGAGCGCGCGGAGCCGGGCCTCGTGGTCGCGCTGCTGGGTCGCGTCGACCTGGGGCCGGGCCTCGACGGCGCGCAGCCGCAGCTCGTGGTCGGCCTGCTGGGTGAGCGCTATGTCGAGCTTGGTCTTGATCTCGATCAACAGGTCTCGGATCGCTTCCTCGCCCACCCGGTCACGCCCGCAGGTAGGTGGCGGACACCCGGAACGACATGCCGGCGGGGATCGTGTCGGACGCGACGCGCAGCTCGACCGAGCCGTCGGGGGCGATGTTCGCGACGCCACCGACCGTCCCGGAGAACGGCTGAGCGAAGTTCTCCGAGGGGCGGACCGCGGCGTCCAGGGTCATGCACAGCGTGTCGGTGATGTTGCCCGCGGTCGCCGTGATCGCGTTGGTGCTCGTGATGGTCGCCGTCCAGGAGACGAGCTTGCCGTTGAGCGCCGTCCGGTAGCCCTGAGAGGTGATCGTGAACCCGGCCGCGGCGGTGCCCACGGTGCCGTTCAGGACGCCGTCGTGCGGCAGGCTGATGACGTCGACGGCGTCGACCTTGGCGCCCGCGAGGATGGCCATGGGTGCTCCTCAGAGTCCGTAGTAGCAGGGGTCGGCCAGGGTCACTGCGGATCCTGCGGCGTGGGTCTTCCGGACGCCGTTGAGGGCGCGCGTGACGTTGCTGAAGGTCTGCGTGCCGCCGGAGAACGCGGCGACCGTGCCGATGCGCATCCGCTCGCCGTTCACGACGACCTCGAACGGGGTCTCGGTCGTGGTCCAGCGGACCAGGCCGGGCGGGGTCACGCTGAAGGTCGTGTCGGTCGGGTTCACGGTGGCGGCGGTCGTGGTGCCGTCGCCGCTGTACCGGTCGCGGCTGGTGCCCTCGGACCAGAACGCGACCCGGTAGGGCCGGGCCGGCGCGCAGTTGAACACGAGCCGGTAGGAGTCCGGCTTGATCGTCTCGGTGTAGCCCTGGACGAGCTGGGAGACGTCGAACGGCGGCAGCCACGCGGGCAGGCCGGTGACGTCCAGGCGGTCGCCCAGGCGCAGGCCGAGGAACGCGGACCGGGTGCCCAGGCTCATCCGCGGCGCCCGGCCGTCCGGGCGGGGGCTGGCTTCGGCGAGGTCGACGCCGATCTGCGGCCAGCGGGCCTCGTCCGTCGTGCCCAGGCTGACGCGCCACCCGGCCTGCTGGAGCGCGTCGGCGTCGTTGGCGAGCGAGAGCGTGACGTCCTCGTCGTAGGTGCCGACGGCGGCCGTGCCGAGCGGCCCGGAGGTCTGCGTGACCGTGTAGGAGCCGCCGCCGGCCCGGGTGACCGTGACGTCGTTCCGGGTGTTCGCGTCGTCCTCGGACGGCTCGAACGGCTGGAGCATGTTCTCGACGTAGGTGACCGTGACCGGGGTCTGGCTGAACAGGGACGCCAGGGTCCGGTACTCGATGAAGTTGGTCGCGCTGAGCGGCTCGTAGAGGAAGCCGCCGTCGGTCTCCTCGCACTCGCGGAGCAGCGCGAGGAGGGTGTTCGGGAGCTGGTAGCCCATGGGCTCGGACGACGCCAGGCCCAGGGTGCTGGAGGTGAGGCCGTTCTCGGTGCACAGCCGGGCGACCCGCACGTGCGCCTGCTCGCCGCGGTAGGCGTTGAACGGGGACGGGTCCAGCGGCGGGGACGTCGCGATGTGGATGTGGCCCACGGCGACGTCGCCGAGCGCGGACCGGTTCGGGTTGACGACGACGGACGAGATGCCGCCCCAGGGGGTGGAGGCGGCGGTGTTCGCGGCGTTGCTCGCGACCGTGGACCCGAACAGGTAGGCGGTCGCGGTCCAGTCGAGGGTCGGGCCGACCGAGATGTTCCGGGCGGCGATCGTGACCCACACCGGGACGTCGTCCACGCCGGTCACGAGGGTCGTCCCGGCGACGGACAGGGTGCCGCTGGACGCCGTGGAGTAGGTGAGGTCCAGGGTCGCCGTGCTGTCCCAGCAGTTGAGCCGGACCAGGACGGCGCCGTTCGTGGTGCCGTTGGGGACGCGGACGACGAACCGGGCCTGCGAGAACTGGTTGAGGAGGTCGCCGTAGACGTTCGGTCGGGCGGTGATCCGGGAGTTGCCGACGGTCGGGAGCGGCTCGGACGACGGCAGGTCGCCGTAGGCGGCGTACTTCGGCTTGCCCTCCACGACGAGGGACCGGGTGACGCCCCGCTGGGGGCGCAGCGCGCCGTCGAGGCGGCCGCGCTCGAGCGGCCAGTAGCCGTAGGACGTCGAGCCGGTCCAGGTCGTCTCGTGCCGGAACATGGTCGAGCGCAGCGGGGACGGCCCCTGCCCGAGCTTGCGGAGCAGGCCGGCGGCCTCGACGTCCACCCGGGCCGACGGGGCGCCCTTCTTGGTCCAGCGGGGCTCCCAGGTGACGACCTCGCCGTAGAAGCGGTCCAGGACCGTCCCGGCGGTGAGCTCGACCTGGACGCGGACCTTGGTGCCGCGGCCGATGAGGCCGTAGTAGGGGCTGGAGGGGTGCCGGGGGCTGTACTTGCCGGTCGGGTCCTTCAGGCTGAACGACAGCCGGCCGGGGTCGGTCTTGCCGCCCTCGTCGCCCCGGCCCCGCTTGATCTGGACGCCGTCCTCGGACAGCTCGGTCATGGGTACGTCGACCCAGGCGCCCGAGATGAAGAGGGCGACCTTCAGGAAGCCGGTCCGGAACGGGGACAGCCCGCCAGGCCACACGGAGTCGGCCACGGGATCACCCGCTCAGGCCGAGAGCGCCCGGCCCACTGATCCGGACGTTCTTGCGGATCAGGCCCATGATGAAGTCGTCCAGGGACGAGCCGGCCGAGTCGACCGTGAGCCGCAGGCCGCCCGACGCGCTCGTGCTGCCGGCCGGGGTCGAGGGCAGCGCGGCGGCGGTCATGCCGGCCGCCGCGCGCCGGACGCCGCCGATCTGCTCCTCGATGCCGAGCCCGTAGCCCTGCGCGGTCCAGCGGCCGAACTGCTTCATCAGCCGGGACGGCGACGCCAGCCCGAGCGCGCGCCGGATCGGCCCGGGGACGGTGTTCGCGATGAAGCCCTGGACCTTCCCGACGAGCCAGCCGGTCAGGCCGCTGATGCCGTTCCAGAGGCCCTGGACGATGTTCCGGCCGGCGCTGGTGAGCATGGTCGACGCGCCACTGAACGCGGACCGGATGCGGGCAGGGATCTCGGCGACCTTGGACTTGATCGTGTCCCAGTGCTTCACCACGGTCCGGACGGCGAGGCCGATCGGGCCGGTGATGATGGCAAGCAGCAGCGGCCAGTTCCCGCGGATCCAGTTCCAGACCGCGGACGCAGCGGCCTTCACGCCGTTGAAGGCACCGGTGACGATGCGCCGGAAGGTCTCCGACCGCTTCCACGCGATGACGATCGCGGCGACGAGCCCGACGATGGCCAGGATCACCAGCCCGATCGGGTTGGCCGTCAGCGCGGCGTTGAGCAGCCACTGCGCGCCGGTCCAGACGGTCGTCGCGGCGGCGCTGGCCATCTGCGCGGCCCGGGACGCGACGGCGGCCGCGGTCGCGCGGACGGTGGCGATGCCGTTCGTGATGGTCGCCTTGCTCATGCTCATGAGGGCGGGGACGACGAAGTTCGCCAGGCCCGACGCGAGGTCGGCCCAGCCCTGGATGTACGCCGCGAGCCCGACCTTCCCCGGACCCTGCATGACCGTGGCCGCGCCGTCGATCGTGTCCTTCAGGCCCAGGATCCGGGCCTCGCTGGCGTCGGCCTTCTCGCCGAGCCCCTCGAGCCCGCGGGCGGTGTCGTCGGTCTGCTTCTTGATGCTCTTCCCGAAGTCGGACGCGCCCCGCGAGGCGGCCTGCGCGTCAGCGATCAGCGAGATCTTGATCGGGCCGGCCATCAGTAGCCACGGGCCTTCTGCGCCGCGGCCGCGGCCTCCAGGAGCGCGACGCGCTCGCCGATCGTGAGGGCCCGGTACTGCTCCGGCATCCACGACATGCCGACCGCGACGACGAACTCGGCATACTCGCGGTCCTGCTGCTCGCGCAGCCCCGGGTCGACGTCGACGGCGGCGGCGTCCGGCTGGATGAACCGGTCGGTGACCTCCTCCAGCGGTAGCAGCATGGCGTTCCGGAACGCGTCGACGGGCACCATGCCGGCCCGCTTGTTGACGACGAACAGCAGCGCCCGCATGAGCATGAACTCGTCGTCGGCGAGCTTGACGACCCGCACGCGGAAGTGGTCCTCGACCTCGCGTTGCTCGAAGCCGTTGAGGCTGCGGAACGCGGCCTCCATGTCGATGAGCTCGCGCTCGTCGACGGCCGCCTCGACGACGGTGCTACCCCCGGACTCGGTCACTCCAGCCCCACCTTCCTGATCACCCGGTCAAGGCCCTTGTCGAGCATCTCGACCGCTCGGTCTGCCAGCTGCTTGTCCGCCTTCTGCATGAACAGGGCGGCGCTGATGCCACGGGCCGGCCACCCGTAGTTGATGGCGCCGGCGTAGGGCACCCGGGCCCGGCCGGCGATGACGATCGCCTTCGCCTTCGCCTTGTTGCCGCGCACGGACGCCGCGAGGCGCCCGGTCCGGGTCGGCGCGAACGACGACGCCAGCCGGGCGCCCTCGGCGGCGATCTCGGCCATGACCTCCTTCAGGTCGGAGGCCTCGACGCCGAACCGCTGCAACGCGGTGAGCGTCTGGTTGAGGCCCTCGACCTTCACGCGGCCGGCCGACGTACCCATCCGGTTGCCTCCGTCAGGACAGCGGGACCTGGACGAGCGCGCAGGTGACCGTCGCCGTGACCGAGTGGGTCACCGTGATGAGCCCGGTCGTGGGGTCGGCCATCGTGGCGAGCAGGGGCCCGATCATCCGGTCGCCCGTGGTCGCCGGGACGACGACGGGCGACACCGTGCCGGTGTTGCCGGCCGGGGTCCGGCCCGCGTCCTGGACGGTGACGTTGTCCGCGGCGGCGTTGCCGTTCTTCACGTGGAGGAACAGCAGCGACCCGACGACCGGGGCGATCGTGTCGGACGCCGCGACGGCGCCGTAGGCGGGCGCGAGGCCGGCACGGGAGACGACCTGCGGGGTGAGGAGTGCCACGGGTGATCCTTCCTGGTCAGGAGACGCCGAGGACGGGCTTGCCGGTGCAGTCCCACTCAACGTCCGTCGTGAAGTACTTCGTCGTCGACGGGTCGGCGTCGCCGCCGACGAGGTCGCCGTCGGGCTCGAGGACGACGACGTTGCCGGTGAACTTCGGCTGCGTCGGGGTCGCGGTGCCGCCGCCCGGGCGACCGTTCGGCCAGACCTCGTAGGGCACGGTCTGCCCGGCCTGCGACCACGCGAAGTACCACAGCGCGGTCGTCGCGTTGTCCTGCTTGAGCGTCATGACGAGCTTGTACTTGCGCAGCCCACCGACCGCGGCGTCGGCGAACGACACGAAGCCGGCGTCGGTCTCTCCCGCCTTGATGCGGACCTTGCTGACGGCGGCCGAGTAGTCGGTGCCGTTCACGCGCAAGACGAGGGCGCGGGTGCCCCACTCGGCCATCAGGAATCGACCTCCAAGGTCAGGGTGAGGATCAGGGCGTACAGGTCCGCCGGTGAGGAGTCGCCGGCGGGCAGGGTGGCCGGCTCGACGGCGACGCCGTCCGGGTGCAGGGCGCCGGTCGTCACGGCGTTGAGCAGCGGCACCGGCAGCGACCGGAGCAGCTCGGCGGCCTTGCGCGCGTCGGCGCCGAGGACGACGACGACGGTGAAGGTGCAGTCCGCGGTCGTGAGCGTCGCGCCGGGGACGACCCGGCCGACGTTCACCCAGCCGTCGCCGGCGCGGGCCTGGACGACGGGCTCGACGCCGACCCGGAAGCCGGGCAGGGCGGCCGAGACGAGCGCCGCGAGGGCGGCCTGCTGCTGACCGATGGACGCCACGTCAGCCCACCGCCAGCCGACGGAACGGGCCCTCGAGCCGGGCGATCTCGGGGTCCTTCGTCGGGACTCTCGTCGACGTCGCGCCGCCCTCGAACGACGTGAACGACGAGACCGGCACCGCCCGGGCCGCGAGGTTGCGCGCGACCCGCCGGAACAGGGCCTCGCGCAGGTCCGCGGGGTACTGCGCCGGGACCCGGCACACCCGGGCCTGCGCGGCGAGCTCGGCGGCCAGGGCGCCGGCGACGTCCGCTGCCTGCCACGACTGCGGGCCCGCGGACGCCAGGTACGCCTGGACCTCGGCGAGCGTCGGCACCAGCCCGACGGCGACCGCCTCGACCGCGAACGTGACGACCCCGACCACGTTCCCGGACGCCGTCACGACCGCGGTGTGCCGGCCGGCCGCGGCGAGCGTGTAGGACGCCGTCCAGAAGCCGAGCGACTGCTTGACGAACGCGGGCGCCGCGGTCGTCGTGTCCGGCCGCGTGACGACCGCGGCGAGCGTCGCGTCCTTCAGCTCGTCGGTGACGTCGTCGCGGATCTCGACGGCGAGCAGCCACGCGTCCCCGACGTCGAGGCGCCCCGCGTCGGGGCTGACTGCGATGACCGGCACGGGGCACCTCCTCTCGACGGGTCAGAGCTCGAGGTCGGCGGGCGGCACCGCCGGGAGCTCGAAGCCCTCCGGCAGCACCTCCCACACGCCGTCCTCGCGGAGCCCGTAGCCGCCGGCGAACGCGACGTACTCGGGCGTGGTCGGCTTCCTCTTGCCGGCCATCAGGACACCGTCAGACGGACGGCGCTGAAGCTGTTGCCGCGCAGGATCTCCGTCGCGAAGTAGCCGAACAGGACGAGGTCGATGTTCGCCGGGCCGGCGACCTCCTCGTACTTGAAGGTGAGCAGCGGCGACTCCCACACCCAGAAGTCCTGGTCGTTCCACATCGCCGTGTCGAAGTCGGCGGCCGTGTTGCCGGTGATCGACCACGCGGGCACGCCGGCGAGGCCGTCGACGTCGAAGGCCTGGTCGAGGGTCCGGACGGAGCCGGCCGCGTTCATCGCGCCGATCCGCGGGAGCAGCGGGCGCCCCGTGCTGTCGGCCGCGAGCGCGAACGCCGTCGAGGCCTCCTTCGACAGGGCGAGGCGGGTCGGCGGGGCGAATCGGCGGAACGGGTACTCGACGATCTGCTGCCGCACGGCGTTGAGGAGCAGGACGCCCTCGTCGGAGATCGCGCCGACGGAGCCGCCGGGGCCGATCGCGACGACGGCCGCGCCGGACGGCACGAAGCCGGACGTGATCGTGCCGGCGACGCCGGCGGCGCTGTTGAGCTTGGAGTAGACCTTGCCCTCGGTCTGCTGCGACCACGACTCGCGCAGCGCGTTCGCAGCGATCGCGTCGATCGCCGGGTTGGACGCGTCGGCGACCTCGCGCGTGATCCGGAAGCGGCCCGAGATCGCACCCGGCGTCACCGTGACCGAGGTCGCGAACGCGAGCGTGCCGTCGGTCGGGTTCGTGCCCTCGACGTGGTCGACGGTCGCGCCGGTCGCCGAGCCGAACTTCGGGATCGTGAACGGCGTCGGGTCGCTGATCGACCCCTTCGCGCACATGTCCGTGAGCGGGCGGCCCTGGAAGAGCTGCGGGACGTAGAGGTCCGGGCGGTAGCCCGGCGGGATGACGTTCGCGCCGACGGTCCGGTTGACCGTCGCGAACTTCGCGGCCTCGGCCTGCTGCGCGGCGAACTTCTGCAGCCGGGCCGCCGCGTCCGCGTCGCTCTCGCTGCGGGCCTTGAAGACGTCCCGGACGAGCGAGGGCCCGTGCCCGGCCTGGAACGTGTAGACCGGCGGCTCGGTGACCGTGAACCCGACGGCGTGGCCGGCGGGGACGAGCTCGCGGCCCTGCGGGTTGGCGAGGCGCTCGCCGAGCTGCTCGACGGCGCCGGTGAAGGCCTCGACGGCGGACGTGAACGCCGCGGTGTCGCCGGCCGGGCGAGGGGCGGGGACGGTCGCGCACGGCGTGCCCGCCGCGTGGACCGTGTGGCAGGTCGTGCACTCCATGACGGGAGTCCCTTCGGAGGTGAGAGCGACGCTCGACAGCCGGGCGTCGTCGAAGGCCGGGTCGGCGGTGAGCGTGGCCCGGACGAGGGTTGCGGCGGTGACGAGGGTTCCGCCCTCGTTCGCCGGGTCGGGGATGGCGTCGGTGATCCGGACGACGGCGGACAGGCCGTCGAGGGCGCCGTCCGCGGCGAGCGCGAGGGCCTCGTCGCCGGCCGGCGTCCGGGCGACCTTGAACGCGGCGGTGACGCCGGCCTTGCCGGACTCGACCTTCGTGGCCGAGCCGAGCAGCTGCCCGAGGTCGTGCTCGCGGTCGAGCTTGACCCGACTGACGGCGGCCTTCTGCCACGTGACCGAGCCCTCGGCGAACCGGATCTGCCGGCCGTCCGAGGTGGGCACGTTGAAGGGCAGGAGGAGGCCGGAGACGGTCCGCTTCTCGGGGTCGGCGCGGAACTCGACGTCGCCGCCCGCGAACGCGAGGGTGACGACGTCGCCGGCCGCGGTGAAGGTGGCGAGGACGTCGAGCGGGGCGGCGGTCTGCTGCACGGTGGCTCCCTGCTGCGGGGCGGCGGGCGCGGGCTGGGCCGGCGCAGCGGGAGCCGCGCCGGGGGTTGCGGCCCGCCGCTGCGTCGGGGTCAGGTCGGGCTTGTCCTCGAGCTCGCGGATCTCGTCCTGCGCGAGCGCGCCGACGCGCAGGCCGAGGTCGTAGGACTGGTAGCGGGTGAGCGTGTCGGTGCGCAGCAGGCCCTCGAACGCGAACCGGACGTACGACCCGCGCGGGGTCACGTCCCCCATGCTGAGCCGGTCCTGGATCGCCGAGACGTACGGGCCGAGGGTGAAGTCCAGGAACGACTGCCGGCGGTCCTCGGCGTTGAAGTACGTCCGGGACGTCGTGCTCACGCCGAGGTCCTCGGCGTCCAGGCCCGCGGCCCGGGCGATCTCCAGCACGGCGTGCTGCCGGGACTCGGCGAGCTGGATCTGCTCCGGCGTCATCCCGACGGTGTTCAGCTTCAGCGCCGACCCGACGTAGCCGGTCGCGCGCTTGGTCCGCGCGACGGCCCACGCGTCGAGCGCGTCCTGGATCTCGGTGTCGTCCGGGTCGGCGCCCTCGGCCGGGGTGAAGTACGCCGGCGGGACCGGCTCGTCGGCGTACCGGGCCGCGGCAGCGTCGAGCTTCAGACACGTCCGGATCGCGCGCGCAGCCGCGGTGAGCAGCCCGGGGTTCGGGCTGTCGAACCGGATCAGCTGCCCGTCCGTCTTCAGCACCCCGTTGACGTAGACCTTGCCGTCCGGCTGGACGGACACCTCGGACGGGTCACGGCGCGCGACGACGGCCGGGAAGCCGTCGAAGCCGAGCGTGAGGACCTCCCACCACGCGACCTCGTCGAACAGCAGGTCCTCGACGAGGCGGGTCATCGTGACCGAACGCGGGACGCCCAGCTCGGGCTGCTCGAGGAGCCGGTTCGACCGCACGGCGCGGTCGCTGCCGTGGACGTGCAGGGGGAGCCCGCCCAGCACCGGGCAGATGAGGTTGCGGGCGCGGAGCACGGCCGGCACGGACAGGGCGTCGGTGCGGCTGACCTTCGGTGCCCAGGCCGACGCGAGGACGCCGCCCTGCGTGAGCTCGGGCGGGACGACGACGGCGAACGACGCCGTCCGCACCGCCGGCCCGGAGGGGGCCGGCTGCTCCGTCCGCGGCTGTCGCCGCCACCACGCCACGCTTCAATCGTAGAGCGTCACATTGTCGAGTTCCTACAAGCCGACACGCCGGGCGTTGTCGAGTTGCTACACCGTGCCGGTCGGCAGGAGCACGACCGCGCGGCGGGCCGCGGTCCGCGCCGCCTGCGCCGCCCACACCGCGGCCTTCACCGCGTCAGCCCGACCCGTCGAGCGCACACGAGGGCCGTCGGCGCCCGGGGACGTCCGCAGGCCGAGGACCTGCGCCGTGAGGCAGTCGCCGCCGTCGTGCCGGACGGCGTCATCGCGGATCAGCCCGGACAGGTCCGCGACCGCGGACCGGACGGCCGCGGTCGCCGACGTCGCCCGGCCGGCCCACACCGGGTCCGCCGCGAGCGACGCCCCGACGGTGGGGCGCTTCCGGCAGCCCGACTCGGCGACGAGCGAGGCCGCCGCGGGCACGTCGACGACGTCGGTCACCGACACGACCGCCCGGCCGTCGACCCGCCACGCCCGGGCCACCGCCACGCCCTCACCCGGCCAGCCCTCGACCGCGACGGCGTCCGGAGGCCGCGGCGGCGGCGCGGCGGCGAGGGCCGTCCAGTCGGCCGGCTCGACGACCGGTGAGCCGGCCAGCGCCGGCGCCGGGCGCAGCTGCCACCGGTTCAGGTACTGCGCGGTGAACCCGGCCATCGGGTCCGGGTCGTCCGCCTCCGGGTCCGCCTCGCCGTTCAGGGCCGCGGCGTACTTCGAGGCGATCATCCGCCCCCGGGCCTCCGTCCAGTGCGGAGACGCCGCGCGCCACGTCTCCGGGTCGCCCGGGTCGGCGTCCGGCGCCGCGGCCCACAGCAGGAGCAGCGTCTCGTCGTCGTCGCCGGCGAGCGCCGCGGAGATCCGGCGCCGCATCAGCGACGACGCCTGCCGGTGCGCCGTCGACGTCAGGTGCAGCTGCGGCGACGGCCGCTCCAGCGTCGCCGGCTCCATGCCCTCGTCGACCGACGCCGGGTCGACGCCCCACCCCTCGTCGACCATGCCCAGCGCGACGTCGTACCCGTAGACGCTGTGCTGCGCCCGGGCCAGCCAGCGGCCGCCGTCCGGCGTCTCCAGCGCCTCCTTGCCGTTCGCCCGGGCCACGGTCCAGCCGGCGGCCTCCGCCCACGGCCACGCCGCCCGCTGGATCTCCCGGACGATCGCCACGTCCTTGCCGGTGTGCATCACGAGCTGCGGCTCGTGCCACAGCGCCGCCCCGTGCGCGAGCCGCCACAGCGCGACGCCCCGCAGGCGCACGGACTTGCCGGCGCGGCGCGGCGCGGACTCGACGACGACGCGCCAGACGAGCGCACCGTCCTGGTCGTGCTCGAGCTGCCGCGTGATGGCGAGCCGCTGCCACCAGCGCAGGGTGATCCGCTGCGTCGACTCGATCCAGGCGCACGCCTGCTCGCCGTACGAACCGACCGCCGACGGGTGCGGCGGCGTCATCGCCAACGGCACCGCCGCGTCCGCCGGCGGATCCAGGACCCCAGCCAGCCACGGCGTGCCGGCCAGGGCCGCCCTTGACCACTTCAGGCCGTCCGGGACGACGACCGAGCCGTCCCGGGCCGGATCCGGCGGACCGGGGAGAGAGACGGGAAGA